GTATGATTGGTGGTGAGAGACATTATAATGGTGGAACAATGATTGGAGCCGAGAAGGGTGAAGCAATCATGACAAGAGGAGCAGTAACCATGTTCGCACCGATGTTGTCCATGATGAATCAAATGGGTGGAGGCACATCATTTGTACCTAATCTAATGACCACATCACCTGACTCACCAAAATCAGGATACCCATCTGACCAACAAACAGAACAAGCAATAATAAAAACTTATGTTGTTGAAAGTGATTTAACATCATCACAACAACGTCAAGCAAGATTAAAAAATCTATCAACATTATAGTATGTCTAAATTAAAACAAAATGACAACAAAATTACCTTTGGGAAACGTAAATGTGGTAAAGCTAAAAAATCCAACGGACCAAAAGATAAACCTACCAAACTTTATAATAGACAAGGTAGATAAAAAAACATATATTTATTATTATGAAAAAAGAAAAAGTTTACGAACTAAAGATTGAAGATGAAGATGAAATGTCTGGAATTGACAGTATAAGTTTAGTTGACGAACCCGCAATTATGGTCAACTGGATTGCGTTTAAAAAAGAAATGAAAGACGATGGTAATCCTTGTTGGGAAGGTTATGAACAAATTGGTACAAAAATGTTAAATGGTAGAGAAGTTCCAAATTGTGTACCAATTAAGAAAGAAAAGATGGAAAAAGGTATTCCACATTATACAAAAGATGGTAAGTTATATGAAGGTCCTACACATAAAAGTGAAGGTAGATTAATGACTGGTGCAGAACATAATGAAGATAGTGAATATCTATATCACGAAGACGAATTAGGTTATGATGTAATTACTTTACCTCCTTATGTTGATGAACTTCCCAAGAAAAAGAAGAAGAAGAAAATGTCAGAAGAATTTGATTATCTTTTTACAGAACAACCTAACAACAAACAATACTTCGCTCAAGATGGAGAAAAACGTATTGTATTAGGACCAGCAATGGTTCCTGACCAAAAAATATTTAGAAAAGACAATAATGGTGACCCATATTATGTTTATTTCACTTCAGAAACCATCAAAATGATTGCTGAAAAGTATATGAGAAACAAATTTATTGACAATAATGATGTAAATCACGATGGTACAGCTGTTTCTGACGTATATGTTATTGAAAGTTGGATAAAAGAAGACGATGATGACAAGTCAAATAAGTATGGATTTGGTGATTTACCCGTTGGAACTTGGTTTGTTTCAATGAAAATAAGGGATGAAAACACTTGGCAGAGGATAAAAATGAAGGAATTAAACGGATTTTCGGTGTCAGGTTACTTCGCAGAGGTAGCACAATTCACAAAAGAAGAGATGTTTCTTTATAAAGTAGCAGAATTACTAACCAATATAAAGGATTAATGGTAAAAAACTATTATAACTATATATATAGGTAGGAATATAATAAATAAAAAAAACAAAAGTACAATTATGTCTAATTCAAAAAGTGCAATTCAAGAAATTAAAAATCTTATGGTGTCTTTTGGTTTTATGAAAGAAGAAGTTACTCTACAATCGTTTAAATTAGAAGATGACACTATCATTCAAGCTGAAAAGTTAGAAGTAGGTAGTAAAATCTATAAAATTAATGAAGCGTTTGAACAAGTTGCTTTAGAAGATGGTTCATACAAACTTGAAGATAATTTTGAGGTTGAAGTTTCCAATGGTGAAATTTCAGTAGTAAAAGAGATTTTTATTGATGCAAAATTAAAGGACGGAACAGTAGTGAAAGTTTTAGGTGAAGCTTTAGTAGCAGGAGCCAAGATTGTTGTTGTAAAGGATAGTATGGAAGTACCAGCACCTGACGCAGTACACGAACTTGAGGACGGAACTAAAGTTGAAACTAAAGGTGGAGTTATTAGTAACGTTGAAAAAGTAAAAGATGTTGAAGACGAAGGTCCTTCAGCACCTGATATGGCTTATATGCCGAAAATGATGGAAACAGAAGTTGAAAACGAATTATTTTCTTTAGTTAAAGATATGTTAACTAAAATGAATGAAAAAGTTTCTAACTTGGAACAAGAATTAAGTTCTGTAAAAAATCAATTCAATTCTTTCAAATCTGAACCAGCTGGCAAGAAAATTGCTGATGGTAAAACAGAAGTGTTTACTAAAGAAAATAATAATGATGATATATTATCAGCAAGAGTTGCTGCTCTTAAATCATTCAGAAATAAATAAAAAAATTAAAAATTAAAATTAAATGAGTAATTTAAAAAAACAAGATTTTAGTTATGACGTTTCTACCATTGGTGGGTATTCCGACCAAGTTGGTGGTGAATTGTTAGCTAAAGCTCTTATCGGCGGAACTACAGCTTCTGTCGTTAACGTACGTACAGGTATTAAAGGAACACAAGCGTTAAATTTGCTTGATAGTACACCAGTATTCCAAGCGGGTAACTGTTCTTTATCTCCATCAGGTACAACAACTTTTACACAACATTCAATCGTAACTTGTCCTGAGACATTGTATGAGACTTTATGTTATAAAGATTTATTTGACACTTATCAATCAATGTTGATGAAAGCAGGTCAAACACAAGAAACTGTTCCATTTGAACAAATGATTTTGGACTTAAAGAGAAAACAAATTGAACAACGTGTTGAAGATAAATTATGGAACGCAAAAACTGTAAGTGGTGATTGTTTCAACGGTTTCGCTACAATGATTAGTACTTCAACAGGAAATACATTTTCTGGTTCTTGTGCTAACTCAACTGGTACAACATTTGGTACACAAGCGTATGGTACTGCAGGTAACCCAATTACAGAAGTAGACAACTTAATCAACGTATTAGACGCAAACGCTTTAGTACGTGAAGATTTAGTAGTGTTTATGAGTTATTCTTATTTCCGTTTGTATGTACAAGCGTTAACAAAAGCAAACTTCTTTACCAACTATATCAATTCAACTGATATTACAAGTAATATGTCTGCAATTCATCCGAATACAAACATTAAGATTTATCCTACATTAGGTTTAAATGGTTCAAGTCAAGTAACAATCGCACCAGCCGAATATATGGTTTATGGTGTGGATTTATTATCTGATGAAACATTGAAAGCGTGGTATAGTATTGATTTTGATAGAATTGGAATTAGAGCAAACTATAACTACGGTGCAGTTGTGGCTACATTTGGTTCAACCAAATATATGGCTTGGAACGGTCAACCTTAATTGATATTATAAAAAACATAAGGGGTGAAAGTCCCCTTTATAAAAAACAAAAAACTAAAAATTAAACAATATGAGTTGTTATATATCTTCCGCACAGGCTTTAGGTTGTTCTGATGGAATTGGTGGTATTAAAAAAATCTACGTAGTAGGTGGTGGCGGTTCTGTAACCGGTTACACTTACGATGGAGATGGAGCTATCACTGGTGCTACATCAACTTCTGGTACTACCTTGTATGGCTACGAACTTAAAAGAAACACAAGTTCACTTGCACAAAATACAACCAAGAATTTTGAAAATGGAACAATTTTCTTTGAACAAGTTCTTACGGCTATACTTTACAAGTATGACCAAGATAAACGTAATCAGTTAAAAGTATTATCTCAAAATGATAATATTCAAATTATTGCAATAGACCAAAATGACGTTCAATACTATTTGGGTCAAGTAAACGGTATGTATTTAAGTGGTGGTTCTGCTGCTACAGGTACTGCGTTTGGTGACAGAAATGGTTTTGAGATGATTTTCACAGGTCAAGAACACGAACCAGCAAATGTAATTATTGGAGCTTTATCTACCGTATTTACAGGAGCAACAATTGACGGGTAATTAGTAGTCCTTAAATGGACGAATTTCTATATCTCCTATCTTCTAAAGAGGGTCTTCGGACCCTTTTTTTTATGTTATACCAATTCAATTTAATTTTTTTTATATTTACTAATAGAAAAGATATAATATGTTATATATTGAGAAGGGAGTTGATAATAATTTAGTATTGAATATCAACAATAATAGTAGGGAAACATTTGACGGTTATACATTAGTTTTTACTCACATAATGAGTAAGGAGGTTAAAAATTATTCTATAGACACGTCTGACCCTGCTGAATTTTTTGAGAACATTAGATATTGTGAAATATTATTACCATTAGCTACAGATGATTTAAATTATTTGGGTCAGTATACATTAGAGATATATGGTACAGAAGATTTTACTAATGTATTTAAAGGTATGGCAGTACTTGAAGCTCCAAATTCAGTTGAAGCAAATCCTTTCACAGAATATATTTCTGATAACGAGGTGAATGAAAATTACATATACATACAAGATTAATTATGAGTGAAATAAAAAAATCAAACTTTAAGAACATACAGTTCAGTAGAGCAACACTACCAGTGTTTGCTGAAGTATTACAAAAATTTAATTGGGTATTCTACGGATTAGATAATCTATTACCACAATATTTTATTGATTTATACGATAACTGTGCAATACACAAGGCCGTAGTTACGTCTAAAGTAAATCAAATATTGGGTGACGGTATTGTGTCTGAAGATAATCCAAGTGCTGTAACAGATTTTGTAAATCCAAAACAAGATATAACTGATGTTATTAAAAGATGTACATTAGATTTTATTTTATTTGGTGGATATTGTGTAAACGTAATTTGGAGTAGAGATAGAAAATCTATTTCAGAAATATACCACGTGGATTTTTCCCGTATTAGAAGTGGAAAGATTAGTGTATTAACTGATGAGGTTAGTTGTTATTACTATTCACCAAATTGGAGAGAAACCAAAAAGTTCCCACCTATTGAGATTAAATCATTTAATCCAAATGATGAGGAACCATCACAACTATTCTATTTTAAAACATATATGCCATCAATGTCGTATTATCCTGTACCCGATTGGTCAGCAGGACAACGAGCAATTGAAATTGATATTGAAACCAAGAACTTCCATATGAATAACCTACGTAAAGGTATGGTTCCGTCATTATGGATTAACTATAACAATGGTATACCAGGTGAGGAAGAGCAAAGAATATTGGTACGTGCACTTGAAGAACAATATGGTGGAACCGATAACGCGGGTCAAGCCATTATATCATTCAACGAGAGTAAAGAACAGTCACCAGACATCGTTCAAATACCTCGTAATGATAATGACAACTACTATCAATCACTAAACGATGATATAACACGTTCAATATTATCTTCTCACAGGGTTTCTTCCGCAGAATTATTTGGAATTGCAACAGCAGGAAAGTTGGGAACATCTAAAGAGATTGTTGAACATTCTGAATATTTTAGAAAAATGGTAATTCAACCATACCAAAATGAAATTTTCCCAACATTTAATAAACTAATGTCTTTAAAGACTGGTAAACCAACAACGTTTGATGTTAAACCATTATCCTTATTTGTAACGGGTGATGTTAATGAGGCACCAGTAGTTGAAGATAAACCAATAATACCAATACAACAATAATATGGGCGTACTATTAATATCAGAAACTAAATTAAAGAACTTTACCAATATTAACAAAAATGTGGATATGGACGTTCTTAAAGCGGAAGTTCAGATTGCACAAGATATTGACCTTCAAACCATCTTGGGTTCCAAATTCTATTATCATTTATTATCACAAGTTAGTTCAACAGGTAATACATTTAACGCAGATGAACTTGAATTATTAAACGACTACCTTCAACCTTATCTAATCCAAACAGCGTATTTCAACGCGATGCCACAGATTATGTATAGAACAATGAATAACGGTATTACACAAGGTACAATGGAGAACGCAACATCTGTTGATATTGAAACGATGAAGTACTTACGTAATATTCAAAAGATGAGAGCTGACTTTTATTCTCAACGTTTAATGGATTATCTATTAACAGGTAGAGGACAAAACAAATTCCCTGATTACAATAGTGCTTCCACTCTTGAAGGAATGATCCCAGATAGAGTACAAAAATATAATAACGGAATATTCTTAAGAGGTTCAACTCGTAAGGGTTGGGGTTATAGAACACTCGGTGGAAACACACCATTATATTCTGAAAGGGCAATGAATTTCTTGCCTGACTGTCCTGATTGTATGTAAAAAAAAAATTATGAAAGACGTATTATTACAAATATTTCTTGCTGCAGGAACATCCATCATTGGATATATTCTTGGGTATAGAAAACAAAATGTGGATTTACAATCCAGTAGGTTGGATAGTTTGGAAAAATCTATCAATGTCTATAATGTTATTATTGATGATATGGCAAAAAAGATTGAAACCCTAACCACAGAAGTTTCCGCTCTTGAAAAAAGAATACAGGAACTAATGGATGAAAATAAAAGATTAAAAAATAAAAGTACAATATAATTTGTACTTTCAATAAAGTTGTGTATATTTACTATACGAAGGGGAAGGACTAATGTTTTTAATACGGAGTGCCATTTGTATGTTAGAATATTCTTTCCCCTTCTTTTAATATGTTTTCTTATTGGTTTGTTATACACACCCCTTGTAGTTAATTCTACGGGGGTTTTTTATTGGTTTAATATCTAAATGGTATGTTCTATCCATCTCTAATTAGACCCTCTTAAATCGTCTTAAAATAGGTTTTATTATAACCTGAAGGGGACCACATCGTGGGACCCGTAATTACCAGTGGGATTTTGGACAAACTTTGCGTGAACAGACTATTCATCCAAAAATGACCAGTCCCAGGTAATACGAAGACCCTCGTAGTGTGGAGAACGTGTGGAAAAGTATTCTTGTCAGTACCATATATAGTCGTATATTTGTATTCACAATAAGACGGGGGAACAGACGTACCTGAACACACATCACTATGAGTACCCTATTAACAACCCCCTTTGACATCCTTATTAAACAGGAGTATGACAAGTTCATTAAAATTAAAACCAATTAATATGAAAGAAGAAACAGAACAAGAGACCAACTACCAAGTGGCCGTAGAGAAGACCCTCATCCGTATTGATGAGGGGGAAGACAGCGGGTGTTATGAGTACAACAAGGAAGTACTACACCCCAAATTCAAGACCCACAAAATGTCATTAATCAAACATCTGATGACCCTCAAGTATGGTGACTGGATAGAATACTTGGAGGACTACACTGATAGGGGTGATGATGACTTTCAGAATTATGACGAGTACGCCTTGGACTACTTCAGGGATGAATTGGAGGAGTTTATCAAGGGGAAGGTAGATGAGACCGAGTACACCCAAGAGGTGATGGACAAGTGGGATGATATGAAATATCCTGATTAAGAACCTGAAGGGGACCACATCGTGGTCCCCGTTCTTATGGTATAATACCCTACTAATTTGGTAGACTACTGATCGGTCCCCAATGTTGTCTGGCAAGAATGTATGTCCACCACCAATGTTGTCTGGCAAACCCCTGAACCGACCGAAGGGAGGGATGATTACCCTACTAAATCAGTGGGGTATAGGTCAAAACGAAGTGTATGACACCCATTTAGAACCCTCCTCCTTTCAGTCGTCGGTTCAGGATGAGTGTGGATAACTTGTGGAAAACTAATGATAAAAAGATTAGGCGGGTATATGAAAGTGTCGTACCTTCGGTATTCATTAAACAATTATACAATGAAATATTCTAAATTAAAAGACATCGTAAAGTATTACGAGAAGAACGAGGAGAAGTTAATTACTGGTTACACCAATTCTATTCATCGTTACGCGGGTTATCAATCAATAGATTGTGAAGGACCATTTACACCACCAACATATGACTATAGTTCTTTTGAAAGTTTTGTGGTGTTCAGTTATTCTTATAAAAGATATAAGAGAACCTTATTTAAGAAAGGTGGTGGTACTTTTAGATATGAAGACCTACCTACCCACGACCTTATGAAATATGTAGATAGTATTATTGAAGATAAGATTACATATGAGACCGCTCGTGATTTTTGGTTATACAATAGAAAGGACCTTATTACATTGAATGGTGAGAAGTTAAAAACATTATTATCTTCTTATAAGGAATATGTTATTGATATGGAGAAGTTAGAGACCTTTATTGAAACTATTTAATACTCCACAGGGTATATACATATATATACTTTTGATTAGAATGTAGATATTTATTAATACAACCCCTCCACGACCATGTCGTGGAGGATAATACAAATGGCAATGACACTCAAAGAAAAACGAGAGCTGGTTAAGATTATGACCACCGCTCAAAAACTACACGACCAACTACATAAAAGTTCTTATTATAACAAGGATTTTACCTATTCATTAGATGAAGATGGTTATGACCAACCTGATGATATTCTAAAAGAACTACTGGCCGCCCTTAATAGTCAATTATGTGATATTTTTACAAGTTATGTTAAACAAATGGAAAAATGAAACAACTATATCAAGTAGATAAGGATGGTAAAATTACAATGTTAATATCCTTGGAGGAATACAGGCGGATTATGTTTAAACTATCCATTGACCCTGATATTATATACAACCCCTTCATTAATAAGTTTATGAATTTTGATATTACCTTCAACCATAATGGTGTTAAGGTGGATATATCATCTTGTAATGGACGTGGAAACCATTATTTGGTTATTGAAGAAGATGATAAGGAAGTGGTATACGAGGTGATGGATGATATGTATGACACCTACTTCAGTCAGATTACCTTATGGGTCAGATATGGTATTGTCTTATCCACTTACTTAAGGGAGAACGGAATGATGACCGATGATGATTTGGTTAAGTATTGTTCTTGTTTTTTCTTCCCGCCGATATTGTCTGGCAGAACCGAATGGGACGTTATGGAAATTATGGAGGACTATTACATCCATAAGATGGACGATGAATGGTGTCTATACCATTGGATAAGTGGTCAGGAGGAGGAATGTATGAACATATACGTGTCAGGTGATGACATTGATATGGTCAAGGATAAGTTCCGCACCATATTGGATGAGATGGGTGTTAAACCCATTGATAAGACAACCAAGTGGTCAGACGTCACCTACAACGATGACGGAACATTCACCCTAACAAAATGTGGATAACTTTATTTGGAAATATAAATGGGATGATATACTTTTGTCCCTCACACTTAAAATAAAAAAAATGAGAGAAATTAATTTGCAAGAATTGGTGGCTGAAATGACCTACCAATTTACACCCCGAGAAACAACTGAACAAGTATTATTCCCAACAGACATTAACGAGGAAAATATAAGTTTACTTTTACCAATCGTTAAACAATACTACGAGGAACTTATGGAAACCATAAGTAATAGTTTTACTGAAGAACAAGAAATTGAATGGGACCACGATGACAGGTATTCCGAAGCGGGAAAGATATTGGTTAAAAATAACTATAACCCTAATTACATTATATTAACAATTAAATAAACATATGAAACTACAAGTACCAATCGTAAATGAACAATTTACAACATCAGGAGTGGATAAAAACAAACCAATCCCGCAACAATTTTCCCTTGTCTATAACAC